TGTGATATAGCGATTTTTTTCCAATATACGATATCCCACTTGAATTGTGAGTAGTCATGTATATAAAACCGAATGTTCCTTGAGGCATATCCTCAATTGAGCTAATAACTTGTTTATTGTATAACCACATTTTATTTATCTATTTTGACGTATATCGTCATGTCTGTTGTTCTTGAGGATGGAAGCGGTTGAGATAATTTCCCTACAGCTAATAATTCTCTATTTTCACTATATAAACCAACAGTTGTAATGTATGGGGCAAAGAATGAACCGGTTGTAAAATCATACGATTTACCTGTAGTTTGATCTTCAATTACTGATGGATTTTGAGTAAAGTTAAATTCATTTTCTCTCAAAGTACACTTAAATAATGTTTCATATATAGTGTATGAAGATGAAAATGAGCAAGTTATATTTGATGAGTTAATAAAGTTTTCTATAAACGGGTTAGTACCAGCACCATATATACTTGTTCCATAAACCGCTGTTCCATATTTATCTCCTCCATCTGTATCTCTAGTTATTAACGCTAATCCGTGTTGGTATATAATATTTCCTCTAACTGTATCGTCTAATGAAAATATTAAATTACCTTGTCCATCATCTCGTAAACTACCTGATTCAGCTGAAAATATAAAAGATCCAGGTTTAATTTGATCACCAAATAAATTCTGTGGTATAGATATAACACCTATAATTTCATCTGAGGCTGTGGGAAAATATCTAGATTGTGTTAATGTATTTTGTAGGTAGTTGTAATTATTGGTAGATAATACATTTCCTGTTAATACATTACTTGCTTCATCTAATCCAAATATGGTACTAGAGGTAGCAGCTAAATCACCAGTTGATGAGGATAAAAAGTTAGAATAATAAAGATGCTTTACCGAGTCATAAATTAATCTTTGATAACTACCTGTTACAATATATCCAGTAGTAAGATCATTGATGGGATTAAAACTACCAGTTAAGTTTTTTCCTAAATAGCGATCAATTAAAACACTAGACCCAGTTAAGGCTGCTGATCCCGCAAAGGAAAAAGCCTTATTTACCTCAAAGGGGCTGAGGATAATATCCTGGACAGTTAGTGATTTGTAAGCACCCATTCATTTTAGAAATCTAACTTAACCCGAACTAAAGCTTCTTTTGTAAAGTCTTTCTGGAGTGGTTTACTTAATTTGGCTACAGCTAATAACTCATTATTATCATTATACATACCTACAGTAGTAATGTATGTTGTAGGATTATTAATGAAGTCAGTGTATATAATATCACCTGTTGAACCAGAAATAAAGCTTGGGTTTTCAGTGTAGTTAAACTCACTGTTTCTTACACGAATAAACACATAATCAGAAGTAATAGTTTCTTGTGAATTAACTGTAAATGAAGCACCCCCTGAAACTGCTGTCCAAAGATTAGTAGATAAGTTTTGGTTTGTATTACCTAAAGAAGCTGTTAAGTTAGATAAACCTGTTCCTCCGTTACTTGTAGGTGAGGCTAATGCTTTACTGTTCAATAAAATTACTCCAATGTCTGGAAGTAAATAACCATATGATCCTGATCCTGCAGTGTAACCATTAGCATTTTTAGATGTATTTACAGCTCCAGCAGAACCACTTACTAACTGATAAACACGTCCTGAATCTAAGAATGTTACTGTAGATGTGACTTGGCTATCATCTGTTAATCTAATTGTAGCTCCACTTCCACTAAGGGTTAATGTTAATGAACCAGGTAATAATGATTCTTTATATCTAGAACGATCAAATGAAATAGCATGGAATTCAGAAGCAGTATAACCACCAAATATAAAGTTAGCATTTTCATCTCCTAAAACCAAAGTACGGTATTGACCATAAATTGTTCTAGAATATGAAGCACTAGTATAGGTTGAATTATATAAAGTACTTCCACTACCATATTGGTTTCCATAAGCAATAGAAAACTGTACTTCAGAACCACTTATAGTAGATGCTGTTTGATAAACATCTAAATAATAAAGTAGGGATGTTGCACCTTGATTTGAAGATGTAAAAAATTGAGTTAATGCTGGTGAGTTAGTTGACCATAAAGTTGAACTAATAGCATCAGCACTTATGACAAAATCTTCAGGATCTAAACGTTTAAATGACATTTCTTATTATGCTTTGGTTATTGTTACAGGAATTACTAAACGAGCTCCACTATCATTACCAATTACAGTTAATGTGGCTTGAATCGAAGTTGCAGAAGTAAATAAAGTATTTACAGTAGTACCTCTTAATTGGAATGAAGTACCTATTACAGTTTTAGATACATTGGTTCCTACAGTTGTAGTTGAATTAAGAGCAACAACAGCAGGTGTATTGATACCTACTCCAGTAAATGTAGATAATGTTCTAACATCCGAAATAGTAGCAGTATAACCACTAGTTTCAAATACATTAGTATTACCTAAGTAATTTAATGTTTGTGGAGTAAGAGTTAAAATAGCACCTTGTTTTAAAATAATAGATGATATACCTAAATCCAACACAGGCAATTTGGCTGTGCCGCGAGGCAAAGTAGCCAATTTGTATTTCATAATTTGGTTTTCATTAGGGAAAGCCTCTAATAAAGGCATGCTATCAATTGCTTGCCCATAAAATGCTGATCCTGATACGTGATTAGGATTGTACATTGTATAATCAATCTCATCATCAGACAATGCAAACTGAGTAATTGCGAATGAACCATCACCTCGAGCTAATAATTCTCTACCTTTGGTAGTTAATATTGCATCAACGGTTACAGCTGTATTATTTAGGTATGCCATAATTTATTATAAATATATTTAATTTTAGGTTTTTATATTAATCCTGCTTTTCTAGCAATATCATATACATCAATGTACGGATTAAAGTTTGTAGGAACAAGTAATCCTATATCTGTTTTTGTAATTGATCCATATATGTAAATATTATTTTCATCAATTGATGAACTTATACGAGCACTTCCAGAGGTATTTAATCCGGCTGAGTTGCTTGTTAAATCAACTAATGAAACGGAAGATGATTGAGGGAAAATAGTTTTTACCATTCCAAAGTTGAAATTAGTATTTCCGTTCAAAGCTATTCGATTCCCATTAATATCAATTAAGTTCAAGATATGAACTACAGAATTAGCTCCTTGTTCAACATAATCATATTGAGCAACATAATCAATATATCTTTCAATTACAGGCTTATTAGCATAACTAGTATCGCCTGAGGTAAATTGGTTTATATTGGCTCCATATAATTTACTTCCTTCATATCGTGGATTGATATGTCTTTTTAAAGTATAATTTGAAGATTGTACTTGAGCGTAAATAGCTGATTCGCTGATTATTGCATTCAAGTTAACAGGAGAAGATATTTTACTAGAGTAATCTACATCATAATATTTATTTGATACTCGGTTTGAGTAAACGTTTCCGTATATAGCATAATAATCATCAAATAATCCTATATCACCCGGGAAATTTTGTTGAGTGTAAATAGTAGGATCTAAATAATAAGTTGATTGAGCAAATGTATTAGATACTGAGATTGTCCAGAAAGATGCAGTTGAAAATACTGCTTTAACTCCACCCAAAGGAAAGTAATCATATATTGATGCTGATATAGAGTAAGTAGCGTTTGTTTTTAAAGTATAAGATGGTAAAGATATAGTTGTATTAAAAGGAACATTTCCTCCCGCTCCTCCATCAACTGTAGATGAAGCTATAATACTATTATTTTCGTATAGATCAAAGTATATTTGAGAATCTTCTCCCGAAGCACCATTAAATGCTCCAGTAATATACACATTTATATTAGCTATAACAGGGAAATTAGGATTATATTTGTAAGTTGATGTATTGTAATAGCTAATAGATTTTCCTACAAATGTATTAAAAGGCATTGTAACACTTCCAGAGTATTTTACTCCATCAAAATTATTTGCTGATGCTGTAAAACTAGAAGATAATAATACATTTAAATTTTGTAAATCACTAATTGACGATTGATATGATCCTGATAGTAAAGGATTATTTTGTAATGATTGAGTAGTAACAGTTAATACTGTGCCTTTTAATTCACCATTATAAAACTCAGCATTATCATTGTGGATGATATTAAATATTCCTGAAGGTCCACTAAATGACTCTGTAAAGCTGCTAGATTGGTTAGAGTAAAATCCACCATTATCTCCACTAAACAAGTATATAGTATCACTTCCAGAATAGTGTTCTATAGAGGCTGTATATTCGGGACGAGTCCAACTTACTTGTGGTTCTGGGTATTTAGGTCTTTCTAATATGGTTGGTTTAATAATAATACCAGTTGAAATGCTTGTACGAGCAGGAACAAAATCCTTAATCATTTTAAACAAAGCATTATCAAAATATTTAATTAAACGAACATAATCAGAATAATCATAAGATGAATTGTATTTTTGGAAATATTCATTTCTTAATGATTTTAAATCACCGTATGACTTATTACTTATTTGTCTTGGATCACCAATGTATTCACCAATATTAAAGTAACCTAACTGCTCAATTATATCTTTATCTATTTCATTTTGAGGTGAAAATCCAACCTCTAATAAATTATTATTATTTGAAACACTACCTGTGTTAGGGGTTGCTTGAGATATAGAGGCTAAAGGAGATAAAACATCTCCACTAGGAATACTGTTGTCTTGTAATTTAATCTTATTAGATACTCTATCTAACATTCCTACAGCAGGAGTATCATAATATATTGTTTCAATATTATACTCGTAAGTAGGAGTAGAACTAAAATTAAAATTACTATTAGAGGCAAAAGATGAGGTTGTTACCCAATTTCCACTAACTTTAGGGTGGATAGATAAAGAACTAGTATATAGTTGACTACCTAAAGCAGCTCTAAAAGCTAAATTATTACTGCTTTCAATTGAATAATGATTCATTACAAAATCATTAAATGCTATATCGGATAAAGGTTGAGTATAGTATCTTATTTCTTGTAATGATCCTGATAATCCAATGTATGCTCCTGAAGATGAGGCAAAGTAACTTACTGTGCTAGCGCTCCATAAAGTAGGGATAGATAATGAGGATGATGATTGGAAACCAATTTTATTTCCCTCATAACCATCATAAATGTTGTTTTTAGCATATAAAGTATATCCTACACTACTACTATTAATTAATACAGACCACCAACCTTCATTAAAGAAAGGTAAATAAACGCTTGCGGATGAGGCTCCAGAAATAAATTTTAAAGTACCATATTGATTATATTCGTTACTTAATGATCCCGAATATGATCCTGTGGCTAATCCTGAGCCTGTGTATTCTAAGTATATTCCTAAGTCTTTATTTGTAGCCCATAAACTTTGAGAAAAATTAGTTGGAGGAACAGATTCGGCTTTAAATCTAAAAGCTACGGATGAAGGAACATTATTAGGAGAACTCCAAGCTGAGTTTAAAGTAAATGAAGATGATATAAATTTTGATCCGGTTGATTGGTAAGCATAATCGAATCTATCTTCAAAATAATCCCAATCGTTTTCATTAGTTTTATTTTTTCCACCAAATTCAACTGTTTGTATGATAGTATCCGGAATACCAAAACATGTTAATAATGTTCTTAATCCCTCAATTGTACCTTTTTTCTTTAATAAGTAAGGTAAATTGTGATAAAGGCGTTTATATATTAACTTTTGAGCATCATCAAACGGAATCATTTCCGCAGATGATGTTATATAAGATGTAATTACTTCACTTCCGGTAGGAGGTAATAATGAACCACCAGGAGTAATACCTAAATATGAGGTAAACAAATCACTAGTGGTAAAACTACTTTGATAAATGTTTATACCATATGAACGTAAAGCATCAGCAACTAAATCTTTTGATATACCACCACTTAAACTATTATCTCCATCTTGTCTGTTTTTAATAGCTTGAGTATATAACCAAATTTCATCAAATAATTGTGCGGCCATATCCACAAACAAGTGGAATTGATCATTATCTGGATCCTCTTGAATATATTGAGGGAATATGTTATATAAGTTATTCTGGTTTTCGTTATCGTATATAGATGCTAAATTTGTCTGAGATGTATACCATGATAAGACTTGTGAAGAACCAGTTGAGTATAAAGTATAAGGTTGTGTACTGTTAGATTTAGGCCAAGAGGTTGAACTAGAATCAAAATATAAATAATAATCATAACCATCAAAATTAGTTATTAATGTATTTATCTTATCTTGAATAATAACTTTACTAGATGATACTTGAATAGTATTAGGTAAAGTATTTAAAACCGTAATATCATTATTATATGATTCGATTAATGATGCTTTATCATAAAAATTAACTAAACGTTGTTGAGCTGAGCTAAAAAATACAAAATTATCATAGTCTGAGTAGTTAGTATTTAATTCTGCTCTGTTTTCAGTTAATACGCTACTTAGTTGATTTTGTAATCCAACAGATGATGTAAGTAAGGTATTATGTGTTTTATATTCAGTTGAATTATTTACTTGGTCTTTAACAGGAATATTAAAATTAGGACCTTTTAAAAATACACGATCGTCAAAAAATACTTGATCATTTATAAATTCTACTTGATAAGCTAAAGGATCAGATACTTTTTCTACTACCCAAAATTGAGTTTTTAATCCATAAGTAGAAGGTAATGGTTCATATAATTTAATTAAAATAGTATTTCTACCATCAACTACATCTAATGCAATGTTAGTAGCTAATTCTAAATTATTATTACCAAAGTTTAAATAAAAACCATTAAATACAGGTGATATATTAAGATCAATACTAAAATTATCAAATGCGGCTTGTATTTCAGCGTTTGTTAAAGTAGTATTATCTATTCGTAATTCAGTTCTATCATTAGAAATATCTTTGATGTAATACTGATTGAAAGCAGATGAATCAAGTTTATTTCTTAAAAAACTATAGTTAATATTGTATAACCCGGTATTAAATGTATTAGCTTCTAAATCGCGAGCAGGGTCAATAAATAGTTCTTTTATTTCATTATTATCAACACTAGTGTTTTGAACCGTATAACTAGTATTAACAGATTGAATTAATATGTTATTTATATTATAAACAAAAGCTTCGATTACATCGGTTTCAACATTAAAGCTAGTATCAGTTGATATACTAGTAACTAAAGCACCATCAGTTGAATTTAATAACTGATCTTGTTGGTTAATTGGTGATATTTGAGTAATTATGCTTTGTGCCATTATACGGTTACTAATGATGCTTTATCTGTTCCTGCTCGTCTTCCTCCTGTTCCTCCACTACTACTACCTCCAGTTGTACCTCCAGATATAGTTGTATCCGTAGAGGTAATAGATGTTGTAGATACTTTAGGTTTTACAGTTGTTGTTGCTCCTACTTGATTAATATTTGCCTTTGATTCATCAGTAGGGTTTATAGCTTCGGTTTGAATAGTAATAACTTGTCGTTGTAAATCCAAGTTTTCTTGTCTTAATTGAGTAATTTCCTCTAATAACGCTTGTACTTCCTCGCTTATAGCTGTTTCATCTATATAATTACCACTTTTATTCATTAAATATTGGTGAGAATTAATTTCACCTAATTTAGGAATTTGAAAAAATAAGTTTTCATATGCTTGAAAAAATTGATTTACATCAATAGTTAAAGCAACAGAGGCAGTAGGAGTAGTAGTAAATTGAGTAAATTGGTTATTTATTACCTGCTCAAATTGAGTTTTATTATAAGCGGTTTTATTTATAGTTATTCTTTCGCTCATTACCCATTAATCACTTTAAAGTAATAACTATCATCCGAAATTATAGTTTGACCATCAATCACAGTTTTAATTAAAAATTTGTAATATCTTTCAGGTTCTAAACCACTCATATAAATTGTAAAATAATTACTAGTTGAATCAGCACTAATTTTAGTGTATGTGTTATCAAAATCTAGTATATATTCATTTGTATCTAAATCTTTAATAGCATAATATGATGCTGTTGGTAGATAGTAATTAGTAGTGTATATAGATGATGTTGAGAAAGTACGAGTAGGATATTTAGGGCGAGCATTAATTCTAATTTTAGCTATACTACCCTCATAAAAATAACCTGAGTTATTAGGTAAAGTTAATTTAAAATCACTAGATGTTAATGTTGTTCCGGATCCGGTTGAATATATAAAGTCATTCCATTTAAACTCTAAGCAAGGAGGATAAATGGTATGAGTATCAACAGAAAAATATTTTAATTCAAATAATGATCCAGATGAAAATTCAACCGCATCATCTTTTTTTATAATAAATCCTTCGTTAACTATTGATCCACTAGAAAATAAATTTACAGTATTAGTTACATTTAAATTAATATCTTTAGGAGTAGCATAAGTAAATGATTGAGTTGCTACTGGATTTAAAGTTGTTGATCCTGTATACCAGTTTCCTCCTCCTAATTGGTTAGTAGGAAATGAAGCGGTAACATATGTTGAGTAATTAGATGTGTTCCAAGGAGATGTATTATCCGCGGCTTTATATCTCCAACTAACTCCACTAGTGTTAATAGGACTATCTAAGTAATGTCCTGTACCCATATCCCAAGAGCCAGAAATTGGATAAGAATATATTGTGTAATTTAAAGGAATATTAGAGGCATATGCTAAAAATAATCTTAAATTAGCTTGCCATGATGATCCAGATATTTTATTAGTAATAACATCATTTATATCTGTTTGTGAAAATTTTAATACAGGGCGACTAGCATATACTAATTGATTATCATATACTGTTGATAATTCTAATATCTCATCTAGTCCAGTATTTGAACCAGAGTATTGAGAATATAAAGTAGCATCCTTTTCAGGAAAAATTTTGTAGATAGCCATTTATTATAAATATTTTGGATTAAAAGGATACTACTCTTCCTTGAATATCACTATTAGGGTATTTTACTTCAAATATAGATGGGTCTAAAGATGGATAAATAGTATCATTTTGGTTAGCTCCTTCAATATCATATGCATATTGCGAATATCCATCAATTATACCTGATTTGTTTGTTATTTGAATATTTTTAATTGTTTGTACTCCTTGGATTTTACTTAGTTCAATGTAAAGATCTTTTAACACAATAGGTTGATTGATTGACCAGTTTTCTGTGTTGAAATATAATTTTAAAGCATTGATACAATTAATTAATACATCGTTACTATTAAAATTAGGTAATACAATAATATCAAAATTTATACCAATATTAATTACATAAGCATCTCTAATACGAACAGAATCATTTATAATTCTATATTCATATAAATAAGTTTTTAAATTGTTTTTAACTGTATTAGAAACTGTGGTTAAAGTATTATTAGCATTATAACCTAAAACATATAAATCTAATATAGCGGGAGTTTCACCTATTTCAAGATTTTCAATTTTAACAGCCTCAGCATACGCTTTAGCGATTGATCCATAATTAGAAGGTATTGATAATGACCTTACTAAGTAATCAGCTTGAGTTACGTTACGTAATTGAGATTGGAAGGTAACTAATGAATTTTGTCTAATTTCCTCTAATGTATCACCATCTGCTCCACCAGAGGCGGCTTCAGGGTTATTCACAGCAACTGTTCCAAAAATATAGTTTGCTGTAGTTTGATTTAGATTGTTATTAATAAAAGACGCGTTATTCGTGTTTACTAGCGCGTTTAACGTATTAGAATCTACGTTTGATGATACCCCGCCACCTACTAAATATCTTACAGTTAACGTGGTATTTGCAGGAGAAATACCATAAGTATCTGTTTGGAGGAAGTTAGTAGGATCAAAAGCTGTAAATAATTTACTTTGTTTGTAAGGTAAACCTAAACCTACATTGTCCGAATTAGGTACAATTACCTCATCAATATCACTAGTAGTTCCAGAACCAAATTGAACTTGCATATTACCTGTGGAGGTAAAGCGAGTAACAAATCGTCTTGGTGTTTTTCTTAATCTTAATAAATAAGGAGCATCTGTATCTTGGTAAGTATTAGGATCATTAGTATTAGTATTTTTAATACTTTCATAAACCATTTCTTGTCCTAAATAAGGTACTTCATACCAAATATTTCCATCAGCATCAGTAATATCTAAAACTTGTAAAATATTAGTATCAGTTAAGTTAACTGTTTGAAAAGATTCAGGAGCACCAAAAGTAAAACTAGTAGATTTAATTTGAGCAGATATTGCTTGTCTAGTCTTTTTTAATAAGAAATATTGTGGGTTACCTCCAGATGTTTGATAAATAGTTAATTCTGTAGGGTCAGTTGAACTAGAAACAGCAAAATTAACATTATCTTGAACTAAGAAAAAAGTATTGCTATTTGTTGCTTTAATTTGAGTATTTTCAGCTAATTGTAAACAATAACTATAATCAGGTATATATACTGATCCACTTAATACTGATGGTAATTGTTGATAAATGTCAATATTTGTTATTGCTGCTTTGGTAACTTTAGGTCTATAACCCAACATATAAGCTAAAGAATATATGTTTTCAGATTGTCTAGCATATTGAACAAAAGTTTCTTGAATTTGGTTATCTAAATAAAAAGATAAAACATCACCCACATACGCGGCCATCTCCATAAACATTGTTCCGGGAGATGAAGGGGAAAAATCATTGTATGTGTCTGGGAAGTAGGTTTTGGTATAGTCAACCAATAAGTTTTTTAGACCTTGGAAATCCCGGTTAAAATATTTTATATCTCTATTATTAGCCATTATTTAAATTTATTTGTAAGTTATCATTAATACCTGTGTTTGTTATAAAATAATTAATATCCACAAAAACAGTATTATAGTCATAACTAGGAGTAACCTGAACTTGTGCTTTTACTGAGGGGAAATAGCTAATTATATCACTTTCTATTTTAGATGAAATATCTTCTAAAGTAGAACTATCGATTTGTTCAAAAATATATTTTCTAATTCCAGCTCCAAAGGTGGGATTAAAAGGTCGTTCTCCAGGATTGGTTAATAAATAATTAATTAGATTATTTCTAATTGAATCTTTAGTAATATAGGTTGAACTAAATACAGCAGGTGCATTGAATGGTAAGGCCACACCCACGGCTTTTCGAGGGTTCTGGTCTATTGGGAATATTTTCTTTGCACCAAATGCCATTACTTAGTATTAATTAATCCCATGATTTGATCTAAACCTAATTCTCCAGGATGAAGTGTACCTTCAATTCCTGCTGATACTCCACTAGGCATGTATGAACCTTGTGGTGATGGTGAGGAAGTATTCATTGAAATAGTTTCAGTACCAGGTTTAAAATCACTCATCATTTGAGAGTAAAGTGATCGTGTTTGAGTTGAAGAAGGAGTTGCTGTATTACCGGCAAGTGTTTGAACTGGTTGAGCATAACTTTCTTGAACAATTGTTTTAGGTGCACGTACTGCTTCCAATAGAATATCTTTTAATTCTTCTTGGATTGCTTCTCTTACAGCATCCTTAATAATTTTTTTAAAATCTGTTGGTTTCATTGTTTATTATAAATATTTATTTAATCTGCTTTTAAATTATCTCTATCAATTATTAATTTTAGTTCTTCAATCAACGTTTGATTATCTAAAGTAAATGATAGTTGTGTTTCAATCAATTTAACTCCACTTTTATTTATTCCCAAAGCTCGTTTACGTACTAAGTTATTACTAAAAGGTACCTCTTCTATTATAAATGTAAAACCTTTATAGGTAGAATCATTATCATCAGCGTTTAACTGTTTAGTAACATCGGTTAATGAATCAGATATACCTAATAAATTAGCATTAGGATCACAAAGTAAAATTATAATATCTAATATAGCTAATAAATTTACAACTGTTTTAATATATCCACTAGTAATAGTTAAGGGCATAGCGGCTGAATCAAAGATTGCTTTTAACTTGGCTAATCTTGGAGAACCATCAGTTGTATATAATATAGATAATTTAGTTGATAATAAGTCGTTTAAAGTGGAAGTAATAATACCAGGAATACCGGGCGGGGCAGGTATAAATTTAGCGGCTAATGAGGTTGTTTTACTAGCAATATCTAAAGTTTCAACTAAAGTTAAACTAACATTATATGCGGATAATTGAGCATTTAACGAGGCATTAAACGAATCTAAACGGTTTCCTATATTATTTAAATTATTTGTTAATCTATTTCGTAAAATAATAACTTGATCTAATTTTTCTTTAGGAGGACATTTATCTAGTAAAGTTTTAGGATCTATATTACCATTTATTATATCTTGAAGGAATTTTGGATCCGTACCTAATTTATCAGCATTTTTTAATCCTAAATCCTTAATATATGAAATTACTTGAGGTTGGAATTGGTTAAATATGGTTAATCCTAATTTTAATATTAATTGTCCAAATTTAGCCGATCCTTTAGCTTTTTGGTTTTCAGGTACGGATTGTTCAACAACTTTTAAATTTTGTTGTTCTCTAGCTAACTCCGCATTTTCTTTATCACGTTGAGCTGCTTTTTCTTGTCTTCGTTTTTTTATTTGATCAAAATTTTCAGCCATTATGTAGTATAAATATCGTCAGACAAGATGTTAGAAGTATTAACCTTTCCTAAAGCATTCTTTAAAGTTTCAGCAGCCGATACAATAGCTGCTAATTGTGTTCCTGAAGGCTGAGCAATTTGAGCGGCGCATATAGTAGCAAAAGTATTCAATGCTGTTATTAAAGTATCTAATTGAGTTTTTAAAGTATTACCTAATACAACTTTTTCAGTAGCATCTTTACTACCTAGATATACTTTAGATGATTCTAATATAATATCACCTGGAGTGTCTAAATTTATAGATGAATAGGCGTTTAAATTGATAGATTGTTTAGAACTAAATAAAATATGGTCATCATCCGTGGCAAATAATAATCTTCCAGATTTTAAGATAATTTGGGGTTTATTATATTGGGATGGAGATATAGGTGGGGTAGAGTAACTATCATATGATGATCGTACAAACCCATCTAACTCAGGTAATTTTTGTGTAGTGGTAAGATAAATAGATGAAGGATCTCGATTAATATTTTCCTCTATAGGTAAAAATCCAACAGATCCAGCATTAACGGGTTGACCATTACGGATGATAATGATAGGGTCACCATTTATACCATCTTTAGACCAATTATTATAAAATGATCCACTTATAACAGTTGAACCAAATCTAACAGAATTACCAAATCTACCTTCAACTATTACATCACCTTCATATTTAGTTAAAGGTTTAATATTTGATTGTTCAGTAAATGTATTTCCTAAATTTATGTCGGTAGATCCATCTTGTACTCGTCTAACAGATCCTAAAGCGGTTTGTTGATAATCCTGTTTTTGTGAGTCCGGAATATCAGTATCCGAAAATATATTAGGAATAGCATTATGGTGAGGACTATTCCAAACGTTTATAGGGGAAATGTAATAAGCGCTTTGTCTATTTACATTATTCTGAGTATCGGGGTTAGGTAAAAGAATAATATATATTAATTCATTTTTTAAAGGGTAATTAGAAATATTAGAAAAATATGGTTTAGCATATCCTAAAGCACCATATTTATTATTTTTAATTTCTTTATATACAACGGTCCCAATTCCGTTATAACCTCCTACAGTATTAAAATACGTACTGTTTTCATTTAAAACAATATCTACTACTACTGCTGGGGTGTAATTCATTATTTTTCAGGTTTTTGGATTTTATTTATTTCATCCATTAGCTGTTTTTTCTCCTCATCGCTAATAGCTACAGATCCATCACCATTAGATGTACTATTTTGCATAGCGCGTTGAACAATAGCTGCTAACTTAATTAAATGCTCATCGTTTTTAATACCAATTTCCATATATTCCTTAATTAAAGGAACAATTAGAGTAGCATCACCAAT